GTGCTTACCTGTTTGAGCAGCCGAATAGTCTGCGAGGACGGGCCGAGGGTACGGCGTATCTCGAACCCGTCCGTGGCGGAGGGGGCGGAGGCGAGGGTCTGAGCGAGGGTGATGGTGTCCGACTCGCGGTCATAGCTTAAGATCAGGGCGGACTGGCCCAGCAGCGCCCCCGACGTAAAGTGAACAGTTCCGAATATCTCATCCTCTGTGTAACCGGCATCCGCCAACCCAACGTCAACGACCGTCGTAGTCGTTGAACCCGCCTCCACCGTAAGCCCAAGAATGTCCTCATACAGCCGCCCGCTGCCCGCACGCTGGGCGATGCGGCGACGCCCATACCGGTCGAAGGGCAGGATGTTAAGCGCGTCCCAGCAGGTATCCGGCGGCTGCTCCGAGCGGGAACAGAACCGATTGACGCCTTTCAGGGGGAGGGGCAGGTTAAAGCTGGCTGGCATTATTATACTCGCTTGAACTCCGTGAACACGCCGGTCGTGCCCTTCACAATGCTGGCCTGTATGATAGTTGAGCGGGGGCCGTCGAGAACGCCGTAAATAAATCCCTGCTGCTGCCGAAGGGCGGCTAGGTCTGCCCTGACGTACTCCATGTCCGTGCGGCACAGACACCCGCTTTGATACCCCGCCGCCGTCACCCGGCCCTTCATCGCTGTATCACGGACTATCTTATGCCCGTGCCCAAAAATGACAGTGCCATAGGCGTCGGCCATGTTCCGGGTCAGCGTCCCACCCGACCCGAACCCGTGAGCGAAAGCCACGCCCTCGACACGGTGAACGCCCGCGTGCTTATTATACGGGTAGACCTTGATCTTCAACTTCTTGGCAAACCGGGTAAACTCCTCAACGTAGAGCGCCGCCAATTCGGACAGCCATCCAGACCGCTTAACCCGCTCACGCTTCACGGAGTCCCACAGCCGTTGGTCATGGTTCCCCAGCGTAATGGCATGGGGCCGGAACCAGTCTAAAAACTCAAGACCCGCCTTGAAGTCCTCCAGCAGTCGTACAGTCTTTTCTTCTTCGTCGGCGGATCGGCGGAGGGCAGCGAAGTTCCACAGGTCGCCACCAAAAACACGGTGGGCTTTGCGGGCAGGGTCAAGCGCCGCCGTAGCGTTTTTGAAAGCGCGGACGGCCTGCGGATCGGCTTCGATACCGTGCAAGTCCGTGGCAAAGATAAATGGAATCATCGTACCTCCTTGTTTATTATACCCGATATCGGCGGAGAGGGCAAGCCCGCTACAGGGTCACGCCACCGAAGGAGGTAATTCGGGCATAGCTGGATGGGCGGCGGAATGACGCCTCACCCGACCGGTCCCCGTAGGGGTGACTGCGGGCGGGGGTTGCCCGTGCGTCCAGCTTCGCGGAGCGGGCCAGACCAAGCTGGTAGCTCTGCTCATGGATACCGATCCGGTCGTTACGATATAGCTCAGCCGCAGCCAGCGCCGCAGCGAGCACAGTTGCGTCGTGCTGGAACCCGGCCACGCACACGTCACCGGAGGCGGATAGGGCCTGCGGGAATCGCTTGTAGACGGCGCTGACTAGCTCCGTACCGCTTGGTTCGGGCCAGAACAACGCCTCCCACCGGTTGCCGTCCGAAGCGGCTGTCGTGTTAATAGGACGGAAGGCGACGACCGAGGGCGTCCCCGTAGACTGCGCTCCCGCCCGATACGCCCGAATCTCGACCTCCGGCACTTCTTCAATGACGACGTGGGGGCCGGACGTGTCATAGGTGAACGGGGCTTTCAGCAGGCCGTAGAAGTCATCGGGCAGGAAATATCGGTACGCCTGCCCCCCGACGTTCTCCGCCCCGGAGTATTTAATCGTATCGCCGATCTGAATCGCTGCCGGGACCGCTGCAACGGTGAACAGACCGGTAGCCCCGGTATAGTCGGTTACGGTCTGGATGGTTTCGTCGCCGGTGGCGGCGTCAACCAGAGTAATCTGATAGCCATTGAAGAAGTCGTCTGCGAAATCGCCCGCAAGGTCGCCGACGGTGACAGACACACCGGTGCGGGCGGTTATGGAGCCGGTAAGCTGGGGAACAAACCGAATACTGAGCGGGGCGTTGAGAAAAGACCAACGCTCGCTCTCGCTGATAAACCGCCGCATACCGTCGTTCACCAACCGCCCCACGAGGTCGAGGTCATGGGCATCGGAGGGCAGGGCTGCAACTGAGCCGACAATCGGGGCGAGACCAAGGTATTCCGCGACCCGGATGCGTAGCTGGCTAAAGGTTAGGCGGAGCGTTGTGTCGGACATATCGTTCTCGCAAAGAAAAAACCTGCCCCAGTTATGAGGCCGGGGCAGGCAGGAGGACTCCCGGTTTAAGAGCCGGGAGGGGCGATTACTAGGGCGGCGGTGGCGTCTGTAGGCTTGAACAGGGAGGGGGCAGGCTCGGTCGTGAACGTGCCCTTGAAAAAGTCATCGTCTGTGTAGGGGAGTCCGAGTTCGCGGCTGAGATCGCCGTAGTGATGTGCCAAAAGCCCGCGCCACTGCATGGCTTTGGCATACGGGCGGTAGAAGGACGGGCCAAGCAAGTCCCACACGGCCCACCCGCCGTTCGCACGGGCGAACGCCTCAAACATCGGCTCGACATTGACGTGCCCCCTGCCGAGGCTCTCGTCAATGGTCGCCCGCGTCTGCTCGTTGTCTAGCTTCCGCACGCGGAGCGCGATGGCGTCGGTTCGGAACAGCCCGTCAGGACGATCATTATGCCGCCGGGTAAAGCAGCATACGTTCGGGTTCTCGGCAGCTAAGACCTGTAGGCCATGACGCCAAGGGACGAGCGGAACGAACCGACGGCTCAGCTTGACCATAATGTCAAGGCCGCGCTCTTTGCACCACTCCATGCCCTCCTTGAACACGCGGATGTCGCCGACTGAGTGGCCGAGCGGGAGGGGGAAGCTGTTAAGGGTGGCGAACGGGTAGTCAGCCACGATATCGTCAAGGGCTTCGACGCCCTCTATGCCGTCATTCACGATCAAGACCGGCATTGAGTCGCCGAACAGCCTTTTTGACAGTTCGAGTTGCAAGTGGATATAGGCTGGCGTTCCCGCCGTCCCGATAACCGTGCCCATCAACTCGATGGGTTCCATCCTCTGCCCAGCGTCTGGCAGGTGCGCCGTCGTCAGCCTCATTATTCCTCCGTTGACCCAGACGCCCGTCCGGGATAAAAACCGCCACCCACTGTTTCCAGCCAGTGGCAGATTGCTACGTTTTTGGCCGGTAGCCGAGGCACAATAAAACTACAGGAACCGAACCCACGCGAGTGAGCGGGAGTTGTTCACGGAGGTCGATGCCACCGACTCCAGCGTGACGGCCAAGTTCGGCAGTTCCTTGAACAAGAGCGCCGAAACGCTGCCCGCAACGGAAGTTGTAACGGTCGCGGCGGCAAGCGCGTCCCAGCCCGCGTCACCGGTGTCGGTCGTGGTGTCCAAATCCTCGTTGAGCTTGATGAGAACACCGGCGGCCACGTCAGCCGCTTTGCTGACCAACACTTGGAGCACGTCGCCCTTCTGGGGGACGAAGATGTCAATATACGCCGGACCCGTAACGCCGACGCTGGATGATGCGACGATGCCCGCAAACACGGCGCGGTTGGCCGAGTTCGGAACCTCAACATCAAAGGGAAACCCCTTCGTGCTGGAGGCCGTTGCCGGGGACTCTTGGAAGCACAGGGGCTGGCCTTCGGCCAGTGTCTCCGTACCGGTAAAATACACACGCTCGACACGGACGTTCGTTTTATTGTAAACAGGGAGGCCCATTATAATCTCTCTTTCATTTCATCACACCGGGGGTGGACGGAAATGCCGTCCACCCCCGCTTAATCAGCGAACTCTTTTAGGTTGTCAGCGCTTTGTGAATCACAAACCCGCTGTCGCGGACGTTCGTGCAGAAGTACTGGTAGCTTCCGTCCACAAACGTCACGAGCACGTTGTTCAACTCATAGTCGATCATCGGCTCAGACTCACGCAGCCAGTCGCCTTCCTGAACGATTGGGTAGAACTTGGCGTGGTTGACGCCGTAGATGGGTTCATCAACGTCCGTATCGAGGACCGGGGCATAGAGCAGCGGGACTCGACGGAACGCGGTGACGCCGTGGAACGCTGCCAGATCGGGGCCGAGTTTTTCGCTGCCGACGTTCTGCGCCTGAACCAACTCTTCAAGCTGGGTGATGGTCGAAAGATTCGCGTAAATCTTATACCGCGACTTCGGACCCGTTTCCAAGTCCTTCGCCAGCATGGGCGACTGGAACGAGGTGGCGTGAAACGCCTTGCGCAGCTTGCGAATAGCGTCCGAGGTGGAGATAGCCGAGTAGGTGTCGGCGTAGTTGCGCCACTTGCTTTCGGCGGTGGGATCAATCCCACCCTTATCGGTCAGGGCATCCGTGCCGCCCGTATAGCGAATACGACGACCGGCAAAAGTACCGGCCACGTCGATTGCGGCGTTGTAGCCGACACCCGCAGACGGGACAAGTTTGCTCAGCCAGTAGGCAAGGCCACGGGGATTGAGGTCGTCCGAGGCGGAGACGGGCGCGCTCCAGCCGGTGCGCTCCAGAAGATTCGCCAAACTAACCATACCGTCAACGCGGCGGCTAGTGAGCAGATCGACATACTTGGACTTTTCGCGGTTGCGGAGGGCCTCACGGCGCTCAATCGCGTAATGGGTCTGTACCTGAACCCACGGTGCGGTAATCTGACGCTGAACGTCAGCCACGCCAACGGCGGTTTTCTGGTACAGGCGGACGTGCTGTGCGTTACCGGAGTCGTCGAGGATGATGTTACGTTTGATCGACGTGCCGGATTCCGACTGAACCTTCTCGTTCTTGAACCACTGGTTCACGATGAGGTAGTTCTGGTAGTCCAACGCGACTTCAAAGTCCAAGTCAGGCAGGTTCTCCGTGGTCGTTCGCTGGAGGTCAATCAAATCTGAGTTGCTAATACCATTAGCCATGATACGTTCCGTTCTAGGTTGTTTGTGTAGTTAAAGGGGCGCTATTCGATGCCGAGTTCGGCCAAGCGACGCGAGTAGGCTTCCGCCGCACCCGCATTCGTCCGCTTCTGCCCCCTGCCTTCGGGATTAACCCGCGCAGTGGGCTTTGCGACGGCCTGTTTGGACCGACGCTGGACCGCAGCCGCCACTTCCTGCCGGGCTTCGGACTTAACCGAATCGCGGGACAGAACGTAGTGTGCGTTGGTCAGGGCCTGCGTGACAGTCATGCTCCGGCCCTGAGTACCAGCCGCCAGCCGAATCTGATCGGCCAACATGGTCAACTCGACCCGGCGGTTGTATTGCTCGACAGTCAGGACATTAACGTTATCACCCTCGCCGTACAGTTTCGGATGTTTTCCCGAAAGCCCGGCAATAACTGTGGAGGCTTCCGCCGCGACAGCTTTGAGTTCCTGAACCTGTGCCGCTTGCTCTGCACGAACGAGGCGTTCCTCTAGTGCATCTTGCTTCACCACATAATTATCGCGGATTAGCTTGATTAGCTTTGCGGCCTGCTCGCCGTTCTCTTCGGCGAACGCTTTGAGGGCGTCATCCGACAGTTCGGGAGGGAGGGCAGGGGGTTGCGGCGTGCTGGGTGGAACGGAGGCGGACTGAATCGGCTGGCGGGGCGCGGGCGAACCGGGGCCTCCGGGCAGAAACTGTCGGGCTTGTTCCGCGAGCGTCGCGGCAAACGTCTCGAACGTCTCGCGGGCCAACTCAGGGTCGGCTTTCACGAGGCGGTCGATCTTGGCATCGGCCCATCCAAACTCTTTGGCGATGGATCGAAGATCGTCGTCCAACTCCGGGGCCTCTTTACTGGCCTCCGGGGTGGGTTTTTGTTCGGTTGCGGGGGTGGGGGCGGCTTCGGGCGTGCCGTCGGCGGTACGCGGATCGACCTGCCCGTCCTGCTCCAGTTCGTCGGCCTGCTGCTGCACTTCCCCGTACACGGGGGCGGACGGCCCCGTCTCGCGCGATGCGGCCTCTTCGCGGTCATGCTCCTTGAAGAAATCAGACACGACCTGTTCGGCGGCCTGATTTGGGTTCGCCTCAGAACTCTCATTTAATTCGTTTGCCACAAAGCCTCCATAAGTGTATTATACCACAAAAACGTATATGACGCAAGCTAAAAATTATTTATAATCGGCGTAGCCTAGCTCCCTCAGAACCTGCTTCCGGTGCTGCGGGTTACGAATCCGCATACGCCCGTCTGGTGCGAACTCGTGATGCGGAAACTGCCGTTTGGCCTCTTCCACCTGATTAGGGGCCACACCCAAGGCGTCGGAGTAGTATTCTGGACTTCTCACGCAAGCCGTATACCGGTGTACGGGGCCTCCGCAGCCGGGGCAGGCGGCGGGGATGGCGTCATACTTTAACCACTGCGTGGCCCACGTCTTACACACATCACAGTGGTACACGGCGCATACGGATCGGGACATATTACCTCCTACGCAAGCAACATGGCTAGGTCGCGTGTGCTCTGCACGTCAGCAGACGCTTCCTGTTCGGCGGCGGCGCGCTCGGTATTAACCGAGATACCGCCAGTCGGCCCGGTGGCGGACGGGTTCGGCTGGTTCGGGTTAGGGGCGGGAGCGCCCATAATGCCCTCTATGGGCATAGACTGCATCATCGAATCGGTTGCCGTAGCCTTGCCCGCATCTCCCGTCTTGAGGGAGAGGGCCATTTTGGTCTGCATCCACTTCTGCATTTCGGGCAGGTTGAGCCACTCGTCGGCGTCGTCAATGCCAACCTCTTTGGCAATGCGGGTGAGGAACGCGGCCACGTTGAAGCCCGGCCCAAGCATCTGGGCAGCCTGTGCCGCCGCCGGAATGACATTTGTGGCGAACTCCATCTTACGGCGGAGGCTCGTATTCGGATCGGGGCGGGCCATGCTGAACGGCTCGACACTGACGTTATAGCTGAGCCACTCGCCCTTACGCATTTCAGGCGTATACATTTCCTGCCGCTCAACGCCATCAACGCGGCGAATGAGCGGGAGTTCGATAAGCGGGTCGGTGTGCAAATAGAACCCAACGTCGCCAAGGATCGAGGCGGCGAAGTCATAGACCGAGTTCTGCATATCCCCGACGCGGACGCTCGTGTTAGCCTGTAGCATCTGCGCCTGCGTAGCAGTCGGCGCGCCGCCGCCCGTCCCGCTGAGCAACTCCATTGACCCGGCCTGCTCCGAGAAATTGCGCTTGACCCACTCCATCCATGCGTATGACTGATCGGACGCGCCGCCGTACTCCACTTCCTTGATCTTATTCAGGTCGGTGACGCGGACGGTTTCGCCGTCGCTGGCGTCCGCAATCTGGGCCACATCCTCTTCGGCATCATCTTCATAGGCCAGCACCCGCTTGTTACGCTCCGCCTGCCGCGCCAGCTTGCGGGCGATGCGGTTGCCCAACAGATGCAGGTCATACCACACGCCAGCGGGGGCAAGGGGCATTATGTTATCGGGGACAGGGGCGAACCCCAGCATGTGATACGGGCCGGTGGCGGGGCCGTCGAAGCCGCTGTCATGGATGAAGGTATCGAACGATTTGCCCTTGCTGTAGGGCATCGTGACGACGCGCTGCTCGTAGGGCAGCCACACCTCCACCAAATCGACGTACCGGCGGGGTTCTTCGGAGCCAAGGCGCGAAGCCCTGCTCAGGTCCGACGCACGGTCCAGTTTGCTACCGTAGCCGACTTGTTCAGCCAAGCTGCGCAGGAGGTCCGGGTCGCCATATCCCTCGTCAAGCAGCCGGTCTACGTCGGCGCGGTATCGGTTGCCGACGAATGCCTGCTCGTCCCACTGTCTTGCCATCGGATCGAGGATCATGTCGTCCGGGTCTACACGTTCGGCGAAGGTCTCGCCCACGTTCACGTCAACGCCCTCGATACACAGCCGCCGGTCCCCGACGGCCAGCCCAACCTTGATGAACCCGGCCATGAAGATTGCGTCAACGACTGCCATGCGCAACTCATCACGGAACCGCATACGCTTCGACGCCTCACTAATGGCGCTACCCAACAGATCGGCGTATTCCCGGTAGGCTAGGACCGACGTGGTAGCCCGTGCGCGGGGGTCGTTAAACACAAGGTTTGGAACTAGGGTCGTCACCGCAGAATACATCATATTAACGGGTGACGCCTTGGAGCCGTCGTCCTCCCCCCTCGGAGAATCCCGGTAGAACCGTCCGACGTACTGGCTAAGGAACCGTACACGGTTCCGCCGATACGAGTCAAACTTTCCAAAAGAAGCCTCTACTAGCTTCCCAAGCCGTGACGGTGTGAGGGGGTCCATTTAGCTCCAAGTATAAAAGTGCCGCCGGGGGGTTGCGAACCGCCCCGGCAGCGGCGTGTATCAGGCGACCTTCGGGGGGGAGGCGCGCAGGGAGATATATTCCCCCGCCCGCTCCGATTCCCGAACCCAGCCCGCAAGGTAAATCAACACGAGGCCATCCTCGTTCGGCGGGTAGTCATTCGGGTCGATTAAAATCTTCCCGGTTTTGTCAGGGCGATTCTCATTGTCGCCCTTGTCGTTGATGAACAGCGCCCCATTGTTCCGGTCGTCGTACCTCTTGTTACCGCTCGCCATGTTATCTCCTATGTAAAAGTATGGCTTCTTACACCATTATACGACATAGGGGGCAGGGGGTCAAGTGTAATTGTGTGTTTTCCCTGTCCAGCGCTCGACCGACTGCGGCGTCTTGGCCAGCTTCTCCCGCGCTTCATCATATCGGAGGGAGAGGGCACGGCTCACGTCCGGGTGGTACTCGTACACCAGTTCATCAATGCGGTTGTAGAGATACACCTTCTGCCCCCGCTCATCAAAGAACACCTGACACTGAACGAGCGACGAGACTGCGCCGATCAGCCCGTCCATAGGTCCGCCGATAAACTTGCATTCAACAGCCATTAGCCCTCCCACACCTTTCGTTCCTTGTTCCGACGAACGGAGCGAATACGGCGGTCGATGTAGGAACCCCACGGGGCGTGCCGCACGTCGTCCGATACCTCCTCTGGCAGGTCAGCGGAGCCGAGGACAGTCAGGGCGTCGGCGATAACGTGGTCGCCGTGGGCCGACCGCGCCCCTCCGTCGTCCTTATTGGATCGTCCGGGGACGACCCGGCCCGCATCGTCAAAGATGTAATCCAGCGCTTCGTCTAAGGACTCTTCGCACGGATTGATGATCTTGCCAGTTTTCAGCGCCTCCCGATACTGCCCAACAAGGAGTTCCTTGCGCTGACTGGAGGCGTGCCAGCCCCACCGCTTCGTTTGGTCCGCATTCTTAGTTGAATCGTTACGCTGGTAATACAGGGAGGGATAGCCGAGGTCAATCAGCTTCTTCCCGAACTGCATACCGGGGCCGTTCTTTTCCAGAACGATATACGGCGGTTTTCGACCGCCGACCCATGCGGCGGCGAAGGCCACCTGCTCGGCAAACGCTTCCGGCGGGGTATGGGCGTCCCAGTATTTGGCGATTATGGCCCCCGTCTTATGGCTCTTGACGGTGCAGACGGAGTTACTTGAACCCGTCCCCCCGCTGATATCCACCCCGAAAACGTACCGGTCGCCCTGTGGCGGACGACCCTCAACCAGATCGACCCAGAGACGCCACGGTAGGCTGCCGCCGAGGGGCGAGAAACTCACCGAGTCGAGGACAAGGGCAGGGGTGCGAAACAGTTTCCGCAAAAGGGAGCGTTTCTCGGCGTCCGGTAGTTCGTCGTTGAACCGTATAGTGCCCTGTGCGTCGGGCCTGCGGGCGAACGCCTCGCGGTGGCGGGCGATTTCATCGGCGTCAAACACCATGTCGCCGACACGACCGTGCTCCATGTCGATGTTCTGGGCTAGGTCGCGCTTGGACCGGCGCGCCTTCTGCTGCTCTCGCCACGGGGAGGTCCACACGACCTTACCCGTCGCGGTATCGACCTCCTGCTTCGCACCCCTGCCCTTTTCCGGGTGTCTCCACCACGGCATTTCGATGATAACTGCCCGCTTCTGCCTATAAATGCGGGTGAACTGAGCGTTGGGCAGGCCGGGGGTGGAGTTGAATATGCGACAGGCCGTGGTATCGGCGGTGGCGAGGTCGATAGCCTCCCCGTTGGCAACGCGGGCGAACTCGTCGAGCAGGATCGCGGTGGCACGGGATGCCTGCCCCGCGTTGTCGTTCGTGCTTTCGCCGTCGATTACCGAGCCGTTGTCCCGGTTCTCCAAGTGCATGTAGGTGTCGCGCACGTTGGCAGGGGATAACCAATTCGGCTGCCACCGCAGGAGGTAGCGGTGTTTCTCGAACAGGGAGTCCATAGACCCGCGCCGATCCACGAGGGACTCTTTGCGGCTCAACTCCAGAAACGTCGTGCTACCCCTAAACTGCCAGAACCACTGGATCATGGCAATACCGAGCCACGAAGCGCCCATATCGCGGCTCTTGTTAATGAGCACGTCCTTACCCCTCTCAATACAATCCTGTAGCGTCAGGAGGGCGTCGTCCTGAACCTTCCACGTCACGAAGGGGGCGTGGGTGGCGGAGTCCGACAGGGCGACTTCGACGCCGCGCTCGTTAACGTGCTTGGGCCGGTAGGTCCAGCCGAACGCATTTAGCCAGAACAGGGACGACTTGTGGCACGCACTTATGATCTGGCGGCGAGCGGAAGGGGATGATTCGGCGGAGGCCAGTAGCTGCTTGCGCCAGCGCAGGTTTGCGCCCAGTTCCTTTGGAATGGCGAGGCCCGTGCGGGGGCATAGGCACTGCGCCCCGTATTGCTCGATTGTCGCTGGGGGCAGAGCGAGTTCCATAGTCCCTTAATCAAGGATTTCGCCAATAACGCTCACGAGCGTGACCGTACCAACATCGGTCGTGGGAGCCTCGCCAAGCGGAAGGGGCAGGCCCCACGGGAGGGACACGGCTTGGTTGTTGACCGCCACGAGGTAGGTCGTATCATACCCGACCTTCGCATCCCCGTCTGCCGAGACAGCGTAGAGAACGACCCGCTGCCGGGCTGACACCGTAACTGTCTCGCCATCAATGCCCTTCAAGGCGAATGCGCCGTCAACGGTGGCTGTACCGATGAACGGCCTGCCGGATGCGAGGGGGCGGAAAACACTGCTCATGGCTGTTCCTCTGTTGCTAGCTCGTTTAGGAAATCGACGGCTAAATCTAGCTGATCGTCGATGTGGCTGTTAGATGCCTTGTTTGCGGTAGCCTTCGTCGGCTTACCCTCGATCCGGTCGAGCACCGCGTCAATCGCGGCCTGAGACTGATCGTTTATCGCTTTACGAAGCAGGATGCGGGCAAGGGCCTCGTCTCCGCTCATACGGCGGTTCAGGTCCGTATCGACCGACTTCTCTAGCGGCAGTTTCAGGAGTCGAAGGAGTTCGGATCGGACTGTTCCGTCTCCCGTCGGTTCTGGTACAGGGTTTTCAGGTCCGACACCCCGCTTATCGTCCGGTGGTATCTTGGCTCCAAATAACCTGACTCCTCCATCCGCCGGAGCAACGCCTCCCGGTGGGTCTGGCAGAACCGCTCTTTCCGATCCGGCAGTCTTTGCCCGCACTTTTCGCATCGTAAGCCCATTGTGTCCTGCCCTCATGTGTCGTCATCATTGATCGCGTCGGCTACGTCCTGAGCCGCGTCACGGCTTGGGAACTCTGCCGCGTTGTCAATGATACGGGACCAATACCCGTCTTTGCCACAGTATTCCGTATGTCGGCCCCAAGTGAGCCTAACGACATAGCCTGTTCCGGTTTCCACAACTTCACACGCCATTGTAGCCTCCAAAAACACCTAGCGGGGAAAGGTCGCCCCTTCGGAGGGCGACCCACCCCACCAATGCGCGGCTTCTTTACAGTCGAGCCGGAAAGACCAAGGCCCTGAGTTAACGTGGCTGGGACCATACCACGGCACTGTTTACGGACGACTGCACGTCCCAGAATCGTCGCCCCGGTCGCGTACCGGGCTGTGGAGCTATTCTGATAATTTATCCACTGTGTCACTAAGGACACGCTGCCCGGCCCCTGAGTCGCTCATACACCTGCGTCATGTTGCAACATCAGGGGCCATTACTATTGTACCACACAAAAAGGCTCGTGTCAACACAAAGTACAAAGTGCGAGTGATTTTATCCACCCCTACGCCCTATTGAAAACAGACGGCCCCGGTGATTTCACCGAGGCCATTGCTGCCGACCGGGTATTCCCAGTCCCCTGAGCGTTGATAGACCTTCCAGCAATTACAACGAAGTTGTATAGTGTACTAGACTATCTCGTATACGTCTCGTGAATGTTACCACACAGAGATACACTTAAAAATTAAGACAGGGCAGGTGAGATGCTACTGCCCTTACAGTCAAGTCAGTAAGCGTATTTGGTTAGCTATAGTCGTTGTAAGTTAGTCGGAGCGTACTCGATGTACGCTTCGACGAATACACGTCGTGGTACACGTCGGGGTAGGCAGTGCGTCACACCGCACTGCCGAATACCACTCAACCGTATAAGACACGTTTTATGATATATGCATATAATACCATAAATACCCCCCCTCTTGTCAAGAGCATTTGCATGTTTTGGAAATAAATCCATTTTTATTTTCATTTAGCTATACAACCTAGACTACCTATAAGGATTAAACCTTACAGCTTACCAATCTTAACGTGGGTACTTCGGTACTGGGGCGGAGCACATGCCTCCGGCGTTTGGAGGGTATTCTTCGGGATAAAGGGTTGACACCCCTGCCCTCCTCTTGTATAATTGGGGTATGAGTACCGCTACTATAAACACAGACGCATCAATCGGCGGAGACCCGTGCCGGATGCGGATAGGATACGTCATACGCAGCGACTCAGGGGCAGTTGTGGCCCGTGTTGGCCAGTATGCCGGGGTCGGGGCAGTGAACGTAGCCGAGTATCTGGGCATCATCGCTGCCCTACGCCACGCCTTCCGGCTGGGGTTTGATAGCGTGCGGGTGTCGTCCGACTCACAGTTGGTCATCCGGCAGATATGTGGCCGATATAAGGTAAAGCACCGTGACCTTAAGAGGCTCCACAGGGAGGCGAAGGACATACTCCGGTGCTTTCGCTCAGCCAAGTTGCGGTGGGTTCCGCGTGAGCAGAATACAGAGGCCGATGCGCTGAGCCGGGCAATCGGGTTTGAGCAGATCGACCTCGGTACTCCGCCCCGTGGCGGAGGCAGGAGTGACCGGAGCCTGTTTGACTGGCAGGCGTGCCGTATCAGGGAGGCGCTAAACCGGGGCGCATCAGAACACCCCCTCGCACGGGCCTTCGGCATCTCGGCAACCAGTATCCGCCTCATACGCCTCTGCCGCAGCTACAACACGGCGAACCTCGATAACCTGCCCGACTGGTCAGCCACGCCCCCCGACGCAGCCACGACCGCCGTAGACCCCTTCCCGGCCCCCACGATATACACGACATTCCCCGAAGAACTCCCGGACCAAACGAAACCCGTACAGTGAGGAGGCACGATGCGAGTCCGAAAGCTGAACGAGGCCCCCGATCTGTCCCCCTTCGAGTCGATGTTCGGTAGCGGGTACATAGCCCGTCTGCCTAAAGCCAATACGCAGTGGTGGGGCTGCTTTGCAGGCGGGGCGCTGGTGGCAGTAAGTTCCCTTGAGATCGTAGGCGGTATAGACGCATTCCTGTCGTCCTGCGCGGTTCTGCCGGAGTATCGGGGGAAGGGCATTCAGCGCCGTATGATCCGGGCGAGGCTGCGATGGCTGCGAAAGCGCCCCCACTTTGGGAACGCGGTGACGTGGACGCACTATACGAACCCGATCTCGCTAATCAATCTCATACAGGAGGGCTTTAGTGCCCGCGCCGGACGGGGCGACCGTATCCAGCTATTCTATGACCTAGGAAGGTAGTCTCATGCGTTCTCCCACCCCTGCCCTCATCCTGTTGATCGCCGCCCTGTTTCATGGCTGCGCGGCTGTTCCCCCACCCCAAGCCCCTCCCCCCGAACCAACCGTCCAAATACCTATCCTCGTGCGCAACCCGGCCCTCATGTATGGGGTCATGCTATGGCTCCCGGAGATTATCGACCGGGTGGGGACGAATATCGTCCTTGTAGTGGGGCACGGTAACGTGGAAGAAGGGGAGTGGGCGGTTTACGATGCCGACGCCGTGCCATCGCCTGTTACGTGGGTGATTAAACGGCTGCGCAGTCAGTATCCTGACCGAATAATCGTCCTATTTGTGTGTAATCCGACTGGCATTGTGCTAGACGCGCCGGGAATCCTGTACGGGAAGGAGTCTCTGTGGGTTGTCCCGGATCGCGTGGCCCCCCAACCCGACCGAACAGTCAGCGACTTCCTGTTCCCGGACGTGATTGGCAAGGCGTCGGAACTCACGCTCAACCCATTCGTTAGTCCGACCACCCCGCCGTCTACACGCCCGACGACCAAGCCGACCGCGAACCCGTAGCGGACAGCCGTAAAACAAAGCGCGACCTAGCCCCGCCAAGTGCGGGGCGTGTTCGTATGTGGGGTGATAGGCTGGTGTCTGCTTATTAGTAGCCCCTTGTTGTGTACAGTTTATGAGGATTGTAGGGTCTACGCGGCCCCGGAGGGGCATCCGTGCGGCGATTGAACGGCGGTGCATCGAATACCGTAGATGGGAGGGGGTCCGGTCGTACAGATACCCCATCTTAACATGTGAATCTGGGGTATCTATGCGGGCTGGTGGGACTCCTAGAGGCGTTCGATTGGGTGCGGGTCATGGAGGAAGGCGCGAGTGTGCATATAGTGGATATCGGGCGCCGAGAACGGGTTACTTAGGCGGGGGAATGGATTACTGGTGAGTGGATATATAGGATTCAAAGGGGGCGCGCGCGCGCGGGGGGCCGCCGCCGGGGGGCCTTCGCCCAACGCGCAGGCGCGCGCAGGCGCGCGCAGGCGCGCACACGCGCCCGCACACGCGCGCCCGCGCCCGCGCCCGCACGCACGCGGGGGGCCTTCGCCCAGCGCACGCCCGCACGCACGCCCGCGCGCACACGCACACGCACACGCACGCGCGCGCGCGTTCGCTGTGTAGTTCGGCGACGTTACGACGGGTAAGTGTGCAACTTAACATAAGAAATCTTATAGGACGTGGACACCTGTTTAGGGGTCCGACTGACAAAATGGCAGTCAATTATAAAATTATATTTATTATCCCCCCCATTTCCCCCTCTTCTGGCACGCCGTTTGCTATGCGTGCGTGCGGGCGTTCGTTATAAAAATAAATCTGAAAAAACATTTGCATTTCGGTGTGCATGGTGTATGGTGCGTTCATGGAACACACCATCACCAAGCGTAAGGCGGCGTACTACCTACGTGTTTACTCACGGGACATTTACGCCGTCTCTCGCCTCTTCGGGCCTTGCCGCAAGCTGGCAGAGACTCGCAAGTTTCGTTCCCTTGCCGCTGCCAGAAAAGCGTTTGCTTCTACAAAGGCTTGCGGGATAAAATGTACGCTTGGCCTCGTTGAGGACTTCGTATTCCCGGCTTTCTTCATTGAAGAGGACTACAACCCCGAGCCAAAACCCGATGCCCCCTCTGCACGGCGTGCATGGCTTGCGGAATGGTTGGCCTACGGGCAATCGCACGGCTTGCCCGTCCGAACCTAATGCGGCCACTTCCCTACCCCGTTGCGCCGTGACTGGCGCGGCGGGGTTTTGACCGCCCAGTAGGGCAAAGGTTGGAGTTATGAAAGAGGACGCAACGCCCCCGGCGAGCGGCGAGATTGACCGATATCACCTACCCGGCGGCATTCTTCCGCTGTATAGTGAGGCAGACGACCGCCGCCGCCTTGCAGAAGCATGGACAAGGGTGCGGGCGAGGGCCGATCTACCCACGGTCGTGAACGTGGAACCCGCTGTAACTCCTGCCATCACACCCCCTAGCCGTGTCCTTAACTGGCGATGTGGACCGTCCCCCCGCCGTGCCAAGCGATGCCTATAGAGTCTGAAAGAGCGAGGTCTGCCATGCCCGACACTACTGAACCAACAACAACGACGCTCTGCTCACGCTGTGATGCCACCGTCCCCTATGCCGACGTGCTCGAATTAGACGGCGAGTCTTGCTGTCGTGATTGCGTACTGGCGTGCGAGGAATGCGGGGGGATTATTCTAATAGCAGACTCAATCGAAGGTGTGACGGGTGCGCGCCCGGAAACGCAAACGGTTTGCAGCGAGTGTGTGACGTACTGTATTGATTGTGGAGAATACGTCGTCAACGGTTCGCCTCGCAGTGATGGTGGTGATCGACCAGACGGAAACTGGGTCTGCGAACGGTGCTATAGGGAGTATGAGTTTTGTAACGAGTGTGGCCATGTTGCGGAACCAGATAGCCTAGCCTACGGCGGTCTTTGCGAATCATGCAGCGAGTCTGCATCGGACGAACAAGATGAAAACGGCTTATTCCCTTACGCATACAAACCACCGCCGTTGTTTTGGCAAGTAGGGCCTAATGGCCTAACATGCTCTGCCGACGCAAAGGCGACGGATCGCACATTGTTTTTTGGCGTAGAGAACGAGATGGAGCATTCGCGTCGTGGTGAATCAATCGCGACGTTCTCCGCAGCAGCGATTGTAGGCGAGAGCGGGGTATTCTACGCAAAGTATGACGGTTCATTAGACGACGGCCTCGAGGCGGTATCGCACCCCGCCACTATCGAAGCATGGCGTCTTATCGACCCGCCCTTTGCCCAATTGCAACGTGCCGGTTGGTCTGCCTATAATACAGACACCTGTGGTATGCACGTTCATATCACGCGATCAGCCGTATCCCGCTTGACGTTGTTCAAGCTTTTGCGGTTCTTTTCCAAAAATGCTGATTTTGTGGCATGGATTTCACGCCGTAAACCAACAAACTTGGACCGCTGGGCAAAAGTCGAAATATACCCCGTTCGGCTGGCGGTGCAGTCGGCCATACGCCCGCCTAATCACGCCCACAGGCACGTTGCGATCAATTTGCTTAACCGGGATACCATCGAGATACGCATCTTCCGGGCAACGCTAGACGAGGGGGCGTATAAGCGCAACATAGAGTTTGTTAATGCTCTGTTAGCCTATCTCCCCTTTGCCAGTCATACAACCGGCTTGACGTGCCGAGGATTTATAGAATGGCTGGCGTCGCCTCGGACTGATCGAGCGATCGGTCCCCCAGCCCGCGAAGCCTTGTTAACTTGGGTTAAAAAATATGAAGAAAAGAGTTGACCAATGTGCCTGATAATTGCCCAGCCGTCCGGCCTATCCCCCGTTCCTGACAAGTATTTGCGCACCGCTTGGGAGCGGAACAAAGACGGGGCAGGTATCATGTATTGTGAGGGTGGAAGGCTTATAATCGAAAAACGATTCGGCAAGCTAAAGGTTTTGATCGCCGCTTATCAAGCGATCCATCGCCGTGTAGGTGCGGTGTCGCCCATCGTCGTGCATTTCCGGTTCGCAACGCACGGGACAATAGGGGCGGAGAACTGCCACCCATTTGCGTTGAGCGGGGGCGACGTTGGCTTAGCCCACAACGGCATTCTAGCCTACGAACCGGTATGGAATAGTGATGAATCAGATACGGCGCAATTCTGTCGTGTAGTCCTAGGCAACCGATCCGCCGATGATCTAATGTCGGACACGATGCGAGTTTGGCTAGCCGATATCATCGGTACGGGCAACAAGTTTGTATTGCTTGACAGGAACGCGCGAATGTCCATCGTCAATGAGTCGTTTGGCCTATGGGACGATGGTGTTTGGTACAGTAACACGGGATATCGCCAGTTTGAGGCGGATAGCTTCATGCGGGAATGGTATTCCCGTGACGCAGTGAGTATCGAAGCATGGCGGGAAGAGGATCATGGCGGAATGCCATTAGATGAGTATTTGCAACGTGAACTGGATGTAGCGAACGCCATCGAATGCCCTTCCCCCCAATGGAGAAAAAAAGGAATGGGTGCTTGACTGCGGGCATATGTGTGGTACACTCACTCAAAAGGAATAGAACTATGGACGATGTGGCGGCTTATAGAGTTACAATAGTGTGTGGTGCGGGCGAAACAGAGTTTTCTACCCCCCTTATCCGCGATTCTGTAGAGGAATCGGTTTTGTGGGTACTGCGTGAGGCTGCACGCCAGTTCGGGGGTGCGACCCTCACTCGTACATCGGGATCGTGGCTGTCGCCAGTGTCTGGTGATACGGTCATCGAACCGGGGTTGAAACTCGAGATTATGTTGAACGGAGAGCGGGAGTCGCTAGTGTCTGGCATTCGCCAGTTTGCAGCGGCTTTCAGGGACCGATTCCAGCAACATGAAGTAATGTGTACGATTGAAGGGCCGATAGGCTTTCAGTTACTTTGATTAACCGCCCAGTAGGGCAAAGGATACAGTTATGAGAGAGATACCGTTTGGTGGTAGTGCGGCTGTTGAGCGTGAGAACGCCGTACAGAACCTAGCCGATAGGATTTGGTTCGATAATTCCGGCAGTGAAGTAGTCGTTGAAGCGCGGGGGGCTGTTGCTTCGTATCTGTTCCGGCGGGGGGAGGATGATGTTGCCATCATTCCGGCGGATCGTGGGGCGTTGGATCGTGTAGGTAGCCGGACTGATTTAGTCAATTTTCTAAGCCGGGTGCTGGCATGATTGACCTAGTAGTATGGGGATGTTTCGTCCTAGCCGCCACTTTCGTAGCGGTTAGCCGTTATCTGTCACGCCGGGGGGTTCGCAATCACCCCCGGCGGGACGATTTTAATGAATCTTGGGACGTATAGGAACAACTATGTCGTCTGCCTTATCCGTGCTGAAAAAGTATCCGACGTGCGACGGGTCGAGAGAATGGGCAAAAGGACGATCCATTCGCGCCGCTTGGACCCAGTGCGAGCGGGCCGACTGGATGATCTTTGCAATTTCCCGGCTTGACATTGATACCGCCATGCCCCTTGCCGTCTGTATCGAATGCATCGAATCATATTCCGCGTTCCTAGATGGTCACGCCGATTCTCAATGGCTCTGGACGATACTCATTGGACTGGCGTCCCCCCGTCTCCGCCGACTAGAAGGGAATATAGATAGGTGGAATCAAGATATCGTGGCATGGCGTGCGGGCGTGCTACAATCCCGAACCCTAGTGTTCTCGAATCGCAAAGGTCGTATCTGGCGGGTGACGATGCCATTGCTGCGCCTCATTGACGCGGTGCGTTCCGCCGGGGGGAGCAGGACCGAATACACGCTCGCCGTTCAAGACGCTTTGTTTGCGGCGAAATGGTACTATGAGCGATTTCCCGCCACCCCTAACCGCCTTAGCGTAGCCGATATCATCCGCTTGTATGTTACCGCGACCGACATTGAGGCCGCTTGCTCACGCAAACCCCGAACAACGCGGGTTTAATATGCCCTATTATCTTCTTGAGAAATATGACTACGCCATTTTCAGGGACCGTTGGCATGGTAAACCCCGATGGCAAGCCCATTGGTTGTGGGACGGTGAACCGATGCCCGTATCCCCGCCTGTTATGGGCGGTAGGGGCGACGCCGACTTCGACGCCGTGGCGGATTGGCAAACACGTCGCTCAAATGCCATTGCACAAGGGCGTCTTTGGCCGGACCGGGAGGCCCGCATTGACCCAATTGAGCGTAGGCATGATTGGTCCGCCATGAGGCGATGGTTATAACTGGAACTGACTTATGAACTATATTTGCATAGACTTTGAAACGTACTATTCCACGTCCGCCGCATACACGTTGCGGAAAATGTCCGTACCCGAATACATAGGGCACGAGTCGTTCCGAGTTCACTGCCTCGGTGTTGAGTTTAATGGAGTCCGCAAGGTTCTCTGGGGGGATGATGAAGTCCGCAAATGGCTTGCGGGATGGAAGGATTACAAGGGTGATTACTGTTTCGTCATGCACAACGCATACTTCGACGCGGCCATTCTCGCTTGGCACTACAAGTTTGTCCCCGCCCATATGACCGATACCCTGCTCATCGCCAACCATGTTCTTGGTCCGGCTAGGGAGGGCGGGGGAAGCAACAGTCTAGACTCACTGGCGACACGCCTTGGCTTGCAGGCGAAGGGCAAGCTTGACTTCATGGACGGCGTTACGGACCCCTCGCCCGAACAGCGAACGATGCTGGAAGTGTACCTATCGACGGACCTAAACATCTGTCGGAAGATTCTTGACGCCCTACTTCCTCACGTCAACGACCCGGATACCGAACTATGGCTTATTGACCATACCATCCGGCTCTACGCTACCCGGCCCCTCATCCTCAATTTCGATACGGTGACGCGGGCTGAGGGGCTTGTTGCCGCCCGCCGTAAGTCGGCTATGGACCGACTGTCCGCCGCGTACCCAGAGCAGCCGCCGGAGGGCTTTGCGTTGATGCTGTCCTCAAACAAGCAGTTTGAGTCAGTCCTCGGCTCGGCCATGCGGAAATATGGTCAGCCCATGCCGACGAAGGTGCGTAACGTGACGGACGCCGAGCGGCGAGTATGGGCCAAGAAGGTACAGGCCGTGAAACTCGCTTCTGAGGGTCCGCCCCCGGAAATCACGGCGTTGGGGGGCAAGAGTGTGGCGAAGTGGCAGCGTGCCGCTGATAAAGTCCTCGCCACTGCCCACCTCCTCCCCGATGCCCTCGGTAAGACCGTGGTTGTTCCCGCCCTGTCAAAGCAGGACGAAGGCTTCGTCGATCTGTGTTACTCGCCATATGAGGGCATTAGTGCTCTCGTCACTGCCCGGCTAGTTGAGCGTAGTTCGGATACGAGCCGTTCCCGGCTTGCTAAGATGCGGTCGGTGGCAGGCGGGTTGGGTGTCATGCCGGTTCACCTAGTCTACGGCGGGGCACACACTGGGAGGTTTGCGGGAGGTGGGGGGTTTAATTTCCAGAACTTAACCAGTCCCGCCCGTGTGACCGACCCCGGCCAGAAGGCTATTGCCGCAGCAATCCGCGAGGCGTTCGAGGCCCCGCCGGGCTACATGTTCGTTGCCGCCGATGCCAGCCAGATTGAGTGCCGCGTGGCTGCGTGGATTACCGGCCAGTGGGACTTGTTGGCCCGGTTCGCCCGCCGTGCCGACGTGTATAGCGAGTCGATTAGTTCGTGGGCCGGTGAAGAAGTTAGGAAGCCGACGAAGGAGGAGGAAGCCAGTGATGATCCGGCTATCCGGGCGAAGGTGGCTCGCATGGCACTGCTCCGGCACGTCGGCAAGGAAGCGGTCCTTGGGCTGGGTTATGGCATGGGCCATAAGAAGTTCATCGCCCGCCTTCGGTCGAATCCGGCGGTGGCCCAAATGTTCACGAGCGGGGCACTAACAGAGTCCTTCTGCGAGAGTATCGTCAAGAAATATCGTGCAGACAACGGTGCGATAACGGCTGGCTGGGACGCCCTCAACGGCGGCTTTCACGCCGCAAGGGAGGGGGGCGTTCGGTCAGTCGGCCCCATCACGTTCCGCCGGGGCGTCGCAATAGGCGACTCACGCCCCGTAGTCAGGGCTTGCCTTCCGTCGGGGCGTGAGCTATACTACCGTGGCCTCCGCTCGGAGCCGGATAAGATACATGGCCGGGTGCAATGGAAGCACGGGGGAGGGCAGCGGGTGTACGGCGGTCTGCTGTTGGAGAACGTGACGCAGGCCATATCCCGCGACCTGCTCGTATGCTCAATTGTAAGGGCAGAGACCGAACTCGACCTTCCCGTGGTGCTGCATGTCCATGACAGCATCGCCGTGCTAAGCCCGGAGGACAAAGCAGAGGACTGTTTGAAGCTGCTCATCCAGAGTCTGCGAACGAATCCAGAGTGGGCCGGGTCGAAACTCGTGCTCGACGCCGAGGGGAAGATTAGCAGAACGCTGGTGACATGATGAAGCACGTTTAGTTGGAAGTTATCCCGCCCCCGTGGTGGGACCACGAGAGGTCGTGGCAAACGATTATCAGAATCACGCATAACCCGGCGTTGATTGAGCACAGAACCTATGGCGTATACCATTAAACCGTTTTACCGTTGCACGCGGAGCTTCCGCGTGATAACATCGAACCAAGGAGTTACTCATGTCCGCAGAATTAACAGCTACACGGCTGGCTGCCTATGCAAAGGACCACGACCTCGATCTGTCCTTCGCCCTACCTAACGAAATGTTCATAGACCTCGACGGCACTCTCGATGTTGGCGTGCTGGCCGCCCGCCTTCGGGAAATGTCCCGGATATACATAGACCCGCTAGCGGTACGCATCCGTAAATCTAAATCGGGAACGGGGCTTCACGTCCGCCTGAGTATGGCGAGGCCGCTGCTCCCGCTGGAGCGGGTTGCGTTGCACCTGTATCTAGGGAGCGACCCCAAGCGTGAGTTGCTCCGGTTGAAGGCCATCGAGCACAACACGTCGGACATTACCCCCGCCTTCTTAGACAAGAAGGGCGAGCCTGAGTATCGGCTAGAACACTGGAGAGGTGGCCCCCTGCCCACCCCGCCGGAGAAAAAGGAGGGGGCGGTCATGGTAGGTGCTACGCTTGTGGTGGACGGTGCAGGCGACCCGTTTCTGGAGGCGATATGAAAACTGTAACCCTGCGGTGTAGCTCCCTGCCCTCCCTAATGACGTGTGCCCCCTCCGTGCTCAACCCAGAGGGGTGGACCGAGGTGAACCAGTACGTCGAGCCTGCGGCTATGGGGACCGCACTCCACGAGTTCTGCCAGCGGATCGTGGAGACTGGGGAGTACGACCTGTCGGAAATAAACGCCAAGTTTCCTGACGACGCCCCCCGTGCCCGCATGATCGTGTCCAACTTCTTCACTGTGTGGAACGAGGCGAAGAATACGATTACGAAGCCGGTGTGCGAGTTGCACCGGGAGGTGCTCCTCACTGAGACGGACGCCCTTACCGTCGTGCTGTCGGGCCACATTGACCTGTGCCAGATTGACCCGGACTCGGCGTTCATCCTCGACTATAAGACGGGGCGGTCGCATGAGAACCACTACGATCAAATTGCCGGATATGCGTTCCTCCTGTGGGATTACGTCGGTCGCCCGTCGGCATACTCGGTACAAGCTGCCGTGGTATATTTGGAGGACAACACCGTCCAAAACTACGTTTTCACGGCCCCGCAGTTGCAGAAGTGGCGGGACGACGTGGTTACGAAGGTTTCGGACAGGCAGTATGTAATCAGCAGGAAGTGCGGGTACTGCCGCATCGCTGCCAGTTGCACCGCCCACAAGACGGACAGGGCGTATACGATGTCGCTTTTGGAAGGTCCAGAGGCACAGGGGGGCAAGGTGGCGTGGACGCAGTTCACCCCGGAAGAACGCGGCGTCCTCCTCGACCGGCTATATGTCGTGAAGAAGGGCTTGGAGAGGACAGAGATTAGTCTAAAGTCCGCCATGCAGGGCACTATATCCGGCCCTGCCGTGGAGCGGATGGACATCGGCAACGGTATGGTGTATGAGCGGGTAAAAACTGTCCGCCGCCGGGTACACGGTACGAAGGCCCTGACCGTTCTCCGCCGCCGGTATGACTCGTCCATCATAGACGGGCTTGTCGAGTTCGATCTCGACGCCTTGCTAGACACCGCCGCCAAGTATGCGGCACGCGGTAAGAAGGCGGAGGCCCGACAGAAACTGTTAGAACAGTTGGTAGAAGCGGGCGGCGTTACGCTGGAGACACAGGACCGGTTCCAGCGGCGGCCTGCCGACGAGCAAAAGTTAGTGGTTGCAAACACGAAGAGTTGATGTATACTGCAAACGGGCTTGGCCCCCGTAGCATCCAGCACTGGGTGCGGGGCCGTGCCAAGACAGAGTGCCCGAATACCGGGCTTTAGAAGGAGTATTTATGCCAGAAGAACAGAACAGACAGGTCGTATTTTTGAAGTCCCTTCACGCACTACAGGCCGATCTGGAGGGCGTGGTTAAGGACGCGAAGAACCCCCACTTTAAGTCCACCTACGCCGACCGAACCGATATCCTTCTGTTCGTCCGTCCCTTCCTCCACAAGCATGGGTTCGTCCTGACGCAGGCCCTCTCGACCCCGCCGTCCCATATTACCGGCAGCGTGCTTGCCATGACCACAACGCTTCATCACGTCGAGACTGGGGCGGCCATTGGCGACACGGCAATCGTCCCGCTCCCGAAGGCAGACCCACAGGGCTACGGGTCCGCAGCCACCTATACCAGCCGCTACGGTATCGTCAACCTGCTGGCCCTGCCCCTGCTTGACGACGACGACGGCCACGCGGCCAGCCCCCAGAAGGAGAAAACCGCTCCGTCCCCCTTCACCCGGAAACCGGCGGCGAAGCCGCAGCCTACTGTCGCCCTCGGCGACGATGGATTTACGACGGTCCCTGCCCCCACCCCACCCCCTGCCCCCCTCCCATCCGACAAGGCAAAGGCCACGCCGAGCCTGCCCCCGGAAAAGAAGCCGGTGACTAAGAAGCTCTGGGGGTCGAAGTGAGCCGCAAAGCCATTGCCCGTGCTGAGTGTAAGGCTCGCCGTGACAGCCGGAGGCGGGGGTATGAGTACCGCCCCGGTGCGTTACAGGCGGCCAGCGTGTCCCGCAGGCTTGCAGTCGGGTTCCGACTGCTTGGGAGGGAAAGATGAGATTCAATAGCACGATCCCTGACCCCATCCCCCTCGGTGAGGTGGCGTGGGAGGTGGCGACGACGGACCCCCCGGCGTTCGTCCCGACCGGACTGGACGCCCTTGATTCCCTGATTGTGGGAGCGACCAACGGAGAGTTGACCATCGTGGCGGGCAGCCCGTCGCAAGGTAAGACCGCACTCGCCATGCAGATTGCAGAGCACGCCGCGTCCACTGGCGTGAATGTCGGGGTGTTCAGCCTTGAAATGGGCACGCAAGCGCTGTCCATGCGGCAGATAGCCGCCCATTCGGGCGTGTCCATCCTCAAACTACGGCGGCGTATTGCTACGCCGCTCGACAAGGTAGAGCAGGCTGCCATCGAGCGTGCGGCGGAGTATCTACGCACCCTGCCCATCTGCGTCGATGTGCGGTCTGGCTTGACGGGTGAGCAAGTTTACTCAACGGTTGAGAAATGGAAGGGGCTGGGGGTGGGTCTGGTTATGCTGGACTATATCCAGCTTATGGAGGGGGATAGTGATAACCGGCAAGAGGCGGTAGGGAAGAACACCCGGATGCTGAAAAATGCGGCACGGGACTTCAACATCCCCCTCATCGCCCTGTCACAGGTGAGCCGTGCCAGCAGCGTTCGAGACGACAAGAAGCCCCGCATGTCGGACCTACGGGACTCTGGGCAAATTGAGCAGGTTGGGGACACGATCATCATGTTCCACTACCCCAACCCGGATGACGCTATGGAAGAGATAAGAGAGTGCGACATTTATGCCGTGAAGCAGCGGCAGGGGCCGGTAGGGTTCGTAAGCGTCTTGTTTAACAAACCGAGAACCCGGTTTCAGGACCGGGGGGAACGACCGGCGGCGTCCCCCACGTCGGTACTTCAACTATCCTCGGATAAGAAGGCGTGGGGTGCGTGATGAGTAAACTAGAGCGGAAACTGCGTAGGTGGGTGTGGCGGCACTGGTTCAAGTGGGAGCGGGGGTTCCTACAGGCGATAGTTGACTCGGAGCCGCCCTTCGAGTATCCTGTAGGGGAGAAGCGGCTCGCTGTGCTATTTCTTCACTTGGTGGAGGGTGGACATGAATAAGCGTATTTGCTATCTAGCGGGGCCGATGCGGGGAATACCGGCCTTCAACTTTCCCGCCTTCGATTCAGCCGCTTCTGAACTGAGACAGCAGGGGTGGGAGGTAATTTCTCCCGCCTCCCTCGACCGGGAGCACGGGTTCCGGGCAGACAAATACGCCCCGGATTACCCGTTCTCGGCATCCGAAATTAGGGAGTTCGTTCGGCGGGATGTGGATGCGCTTTTATCCCTGCGTCATAGGGCCGGGGACGCCATAGTCCTGCTCCCCGCCACCGCCGCCGACAAGCGGGGGTGGGCAGAGTCGGTGGGGGCAAGGGCCGAGGTCGGCCTAGCCGTGTGGCTGGGTTTGGATGTTTACGTTTATCAGTGGGAGACGCGGAGCCTCGTGCCGGTAAACGTCACGGTCACGGCCTCCGCAACGGAGAAAATATGACAAACGATAGGCTAAAGCGAAAAAAGACACCCCTATATAGGGGTCTGCTCAAATACTTCCCCGATGCCCTCTCCGCCGTGGCCAACCTAAGCCACGTCGGGAATGAGCAGCATAACCCCGGCCAACCCCTTCACTGGGACCGCAGTAAAAGCAGCGACCACGCCGACTGCCTGCTTCGGCACTTGATCGACGCCGGGACCATCGACACGGACGGCGTGTGCCATACGACTAAGGTGGCGTGGCGAGCCTTGGCCCTCCTTCAAACAGAGATTGAGGCGGACAACGCCTATCAGCCGCCGCGAACCCCATATGAGCACCTTAAAGACATACCCTTCATAGAAGAGGAAGCATGACTCCCAGTGAGAAAATGATCGAGGCGTCGTTCGACGACTACAGTTCTGCGGGGATAGCCTCCCTCTTTATCCTGTTCCCCAAGATGAGGGCAGCCGGGTTTCTGGGGAAGTCCCCCGCGTGGGTACAGGTTGCCAAGGCCCCCTTCGATGTGGCGGGGTACTATCACGGGACGGGCCGGTTCATCGCGTGCGAGATAAAGGAGTCCGCTGAACCAAAGGTCAGCCTGCCCATCATCGGCCCCGGTAAGAAGGGGACGGGGCTACAGTACCATCAACTGGAGGCGTTGGTCAACGTTCACAAAAACGGGGGGCTGGCCTGTGTCGTGTGGGATAATGCCGGTGGGTGGGGCTATCTAGACGGGGCCAGACTGAAACAGGCCAAGTCGATGTATGACTACAGCCTGCGAGCGGCAGAAAAAGGCTACCCGCGTGCCCCTCGTGGCTCCCGGTCCATCCTGTGGGGCGAGTTCCGCCCCCTCACTGTCACAGCCGCACTTGGCGGCGTGCTTGGAAGGCAGGGGGGTGGAAAGTCATTCCCGCTGTGGCTCCCCCAGTCCGCTCTCCCCTCCAAGGCTCTGGGGGGTGCTGCCCCGCCTGAGCTACCGCCCACCGACCTACCCCCGGACGACTACCCCCTCGACCCGGACGGTGAGGAAGCCTACATGGACCCTGCCGAGATATACTAGAGACGGCCCCGCCAGCACGATGTGGCGGGGTTTTTCTTTGGGGGTAATATCCAAGGTCGCCCAAGGCCCAAATGCTCCCTACGTCCCGCGCAGAGGGGCTACAGACGATTCAATGAAAAAGCCCCGGTTTATGGCCGGGGCTTGTTTGGTAATATGGATAGTTTGGGGAACCTGCGGGGGGTGCGGGGTTTGGGCTAGGCTTGAACCCATGCCGGTGGCGTATAGGGCAGGCCCGCGAACTTGGTGTTCTTGAAGAGGAGGCGCTTGGCCTTCCCCTCCCACTTAATCCCGCCCGTGAACGTCGTGTCCTCGACGATGATGTCCTCGGCGTTAAGGTGAGCCGTACCGAACTTGACGTACCCGTTGAGGCTGCAACGTGTGATTTCACAATATGTGCCGTGGAACCGAAGGACGCTGTTCGCCTTGAAGGATTCGTCGAACTTGTCGGTGACTACCGTGTCGGTCATTTTCAGGGCGCTTGCCCCTTCGATTCGGATCGGGTGCTCGCGGTAGGCCGATCCCAGCTTGCACGACTTGAGGAGGACCGCGTTGACCCTCCCGCTAACGTATTGTTTCAAATTGGGGTCGATGGCATCGACATAGACAATATACCGCATCACGGCTGGACGAAGAGTGTTGTGAGCATCGAGCCAGTCTGGGAACTCACAGTTGTCGAACACCACGTTCGTGTTCCGAGTCCCGTATTCATAAACGGATAGGGCGTTATAGATGCGGCAGTTTTCAAGCAGTACGCTCTGCCCACCCCGCTGCCCCTCGATAAGATTAAGACCGTTACAGTCGATGATACGGTTCTTGATGTGGATAATGGCCCCTTTATAGGGGTCGGTCAAGCGCTCGAAAATGCGGGTGTCAGGGGAGGGGGCGGGAGGCGGGGGAGGGGGAGGGGGCGAGGCTACAACAGACAGGTCGCCCGCATACTCCACTCCGTCGATGATAAGTTGAACCTTCGCCATGTTAGTTTTTCCTCACTATTCCGATTTTGAGAAGCAAAGCGCCGAGTAGCGGGATTGCGGCAATCGAGCCGCCCAGTCCGCCGTATCGCAACAGAACAACGACAATGCCCAGAAGGGCAACCGTAGCCCCGATGCCGACAGCAAGGGCACGCTGGCGGGGGCTAAAGAAATCCTCCTTAGCCTTGTCGCGGTCGTTGGTGACGACCTCAGCAGCGCTGATAATCTCACCAGCCACGCTTTTTACCACGCCGAGGTCGGTCTTTGCGTCGGCGATGTTCTTCCGGGCGGCGGGGATTGCCGGGGGGCTTTCCGTCAGGTTGCCGTCAGCGCTGTTCAGGTGTCCGATGGCCGAATTAAGGGCAGCGTCGTGGCGCTCGGCCCACTGGGTGAAATCCTCTTTTGACACGGTGGAGCAGCCCGCGAGGGTAGCGGCCACGGCCAATGTAACAAACTTCTTACACATTATGTACCACTCCTATAGAAAATACTCTTGATCCAGTCCCAACCGGCGGCGAGGGCAACCGACAGCCCCGCCGCGAACACCGAATAGCCAACGAGGGCCTTGCGTTGCGAGCCTTCCAGAGCATCAACCCTGCGGCCAAGCTCCGCGTGCCCCTGAACTAGGGGGTAAATAGAGGTACGCACCTCCGTTTTTACCGCTTCAACCATAGGCTGTACGAACAGCCTCTGGAACCGCTCAGCATCCGCTAGGTTGCCGGGCAAGTCGATGTTATCGTTTATATCGGGCATACGTCACCAACACTCCACTGAACACCGACCGTAACATTATACACTACTTCGCCTCACCTGTCAACCGCAGCTTAAGTCGGCGGTTCCGTAGGTCGATCAGCTTGCCTTGCGGCACTTTGTCCTTGAACTTTGTCCGGGCCGAGCCGTAGTTGTCGCTTGCCATGAAGTTATAGGGCAGGTAGCGCCCACTCATTAGCGCCTGAACGTCAACCCTGCCCAGCCCCTCCATTTCCTGACCGGACGGGTGGCCGGTCAGCAGCGTGCGGGAAATCTCCGGCTCCGTCATGCCGCTGGACCGAGCAGACTCGATCCGCCGATATGTCTCCTGCCAGATTGCGAACCGAGCGTCCTCGGAGCGTTTGTAAGCGTCATACACGTCGTCCTCGTTCGCCGTACCCAACACACGCAGCGACTGGGAAAAAATACGACCGGCCTCACGCAGGCGGTTCTGGTGCTTTCCCACCTGACGGCCAAGGGTATCCGCCACGTCAACGGTAATTGCGGTCACGCCCACCATCCGCAGGAGTTCATCCTCAACGTCCAGCTTTCGCCCGGCGGCGTCGGTCTTGCCCTCCACGGCGGGGCCGATGCGGGTCAGGGGGCGGCGGATGATGTCCGGGACGACGGGTTCGAGGACGTGGCGGGCAATCGCCCGGCCCACCACGTTCTCATCTGTTTCCTCCTCGTTATACACCGGACGACCAACCGACGTGCGGTTGCGCTTCACGTCAATAATACGGGCGGTTATGATTTGTTCGCTGACAAATGGAGCGGCTGCGGTTTTAGCTCCTTCCACCGGACCCCCCTCAACCGTCGCCCGCCCGATATCCGCGAACATAAGAATCGGGGCGTATCGGCTCAGGTTGATGAAGGTGTAGCCGCCCTTCGAGGCGGGGCTTTTGACCCAGAAACCTGTGAGCCACCGCGCCCACCACGGCCCGCTCTCACGGAGGTTCTTGTCCTTTTCATCGTCCACCCCGGACATTGCTGATAGGGCCGCAGCGATGGCGGGCAGGGCGGTGAGCAGGGCTGTCGTGCCAAGATATCGGCGAAGGCCCCACGCAATCTGCGCCCGGCCCTCCGGGGTGGTCACGCCCTTCTGCACGCCGTCGGCCATATCCGCAAGGCCATAGACAAGGTTGTTCCGCGTGGTTCGTATCATTTCCGCCGAAAACGTCGCAAACGTGCCGATGAACCCGCCACGAGAAATGGCCTTCGCCCACTCCCACGCCCGGCCATAGTCGGGATAGGTATTCTTTGCACGATCCGCCGCTTCGTCCTGCAACTGCCCCTCGGACCATGCCGGATTGATCCTTTTCAACTGCGTCTTATTGTCAAAATAGATGATGATCCGCGATTTGGTATCGCTCAGATTATACAAGGCTTTGAGCACGCGGGCAGGAACTGCCGCCGCCTTCAGCGCCTTAGTCATCTTCTTCGACAGCCCCTGCTCCAGCAACGTATCCACGTCAAGGCCGAGTTCGCGGGCGGACTCAAGCGCCTCGCGGGTGTATACGTTATCGTCGAGGACGCCGCGCTTGGTGAGTTCCTGTATCTCAGCGCGGGTTTCGGCGGACGGCGTGCCGCGATTTAGCCACGCATCCAGCACCTTGCGGGCGGACGGGAAGTCGTCCAAGACGGCGTAGGTTTGGGCCTTGCTCGGAACGAAAGTAGAGGCCCATTTTACGGGGGAGAATATGCCATTCGAGATAAGGAACGTAAACTGGCCGAGGTAGTTTGCCCCGGCAGCGGCGGTCGAGTATGCCGTGGAGGACAGGCGCGCGACGGCGTTTGCCTTACGAAGCACCTTCATCAGAACGTCGGTCGTGTCGGCGGGTACGGCGGTATACTCCGTGATTAGCTTGGCCACGTCCGGTGTGGCATACAGCCGGTGGAGCGGGGAGTTGGTATCGAATGGGAAAAGCTGGGTATCAAGGTCCAGCGTCGGGGTCTTGGACAACCACTCGCCCAGCCCCATATCACGAACGCGGGTGTGGTACTGGTTGGCCGCAATGAGGGCAGCGTGTTTGGCGGCGGTGATGCCGAACACCGATGCGGTAGCGATATTCTCGCCCATTGCTGCACGGAGTTCGGGGGGCAGGTCTTGGCGACGTTTCAGGATACCGACGGGGCGCCCCACACCTACGTCAACGATGAGGCGCTTGCCCGTCACCTTATTGCCCGCAATGGAGAGGAGGGTCTGCTCCATCGCGGCATCGACCTGAGCCTTCGTCGGGCTGTCGATACCGGCGCTGCGAAGGGCCGTCCGGGTCATGTCCGCGAAGTCGGCCCTGACTTGGGCGTAGCTGCCCTTGCCCTCCATTACGGCGCGTATCTGTGCCTTCGGCCTCTCGAACAGCCGGTAGCTGCGGTTTGCATAGGAGCCTAGGTTGTCTTTGAGAGTGCGGGACAGACCCTGTACCTCCCCGATCCGGTTAGTGATGGCGGATCGGCTACCTTCAAGAGACTTAACCGAGTCCCGGCGGACTGTATAGTCCGGGTCTGTTTTCGGCGTGTTAAGCAGCAGGGCTTTCGCCTGCGTAATTTGCGTGTCAATGTCCGCCCGCTCCTGCTGGAGCGTCTTAACCACCTCCGCATGGAACTTAACGAGACTGCCCGTGCCCTCATCCAACTGAGTACGCATACGGTCGATGGACGCCCTCATTGCCGGGCCGTAGCTCGCATACGGAACCGGAGCGCCCTTCAGGGCTGCAAACAGCCCGGCCTGCTCGTTCGGAGTCAGCTTGTCGTGCGCCCTCCCGAACTCTTTTTCCACCTGATTGGAAAAATCATATATGATATCACGGGCGGCCCGCTGCCGGGCCGCAACCTCACCAGTCAGCGCTTCACGCGCCCGGCGAACCCGCGTCTTGACAGTTTTGCGGATATCCCCGACGACCAACTCTTTCAGTTTCTCTGCAACCCGGTTCTTTACGGTTGGCTCCGGGGCGGTGACAAACTGGCGGGGGTCCACAGTCGCCCCGTCCGCCGTCTTACGGGCCGCGTCCCATTCCCCCCGCGTTGCTTGATCGAACGCGATAGCCCCCACCCGACGGGGTGTCCCCCTGCGGATACGGATCGGGTCGTCCCCATACACGGTCAGGTCGATACCACGGCCTTCCTTGAGGGCCTCGCGGACGAGGGGTTTCACGCCCTCAAGCGAGGCAGCTTTAGAATGTGCAACTTCAATCTCAATCGTCGGGGAGGAGGGCAGGGAGACTACGCGGACATTCCCTTTGACGATTGCATCCTCCACGGATGAAAATCCGGCGTCCCTAGCCGTATTTTCATGGTCCTGAAAGCTGACGGCCTTCCACCCCTTTTCAGGTGAGTACCAGTAGCCGTAGTCGGTTTTTGGGATGGTTGGCTCGACGGTCATGCCCTGCCGGGGGTCGCCGGGGCTGCCAAGAGGGGCGGGCGACATCCACGGCGGTTCTAGGGGCGTGGCCTCCAGTTTGTCTAGCAGGTCGCGGACGGCTTTGGTGAGGCGGTCGGGCTTCCTGCCGAGCATGTTATCGACAAACTTACGGAACGTCTCCACGACGCGACGGACCACGCCGGGCGTCCGCCCCTCCAACCGGTCGATAAGTGCGGAGTCGGTGGCGAGGCGTTCGAGCGGGATAACCATAGATTCCTCTAGGTCATACTGGGCCTTAGCCGCTCCCTGCCGATTGCCGCCGCTAATCTCCGAACGGGCCGCCGCCTGCCCCCGCCCGAATGCCCGCTGCTCAGGCGTCATTTCGGCCTCGATTGCGGACCAAAGTTCGGGGTAGTGAAACCGTAATTGGTGGCCGAACTCGTGGAGATATACCGAGCGTATCGTAGCCGGAGTTGTGTGATTCCGATTCAAGAAAACGGTGTTCGCCATACCGGGGAGAACATATCCCCCCGACGCCGCCGGTGCATCGAACCATACGATATCGAACCCTTTTGAGGACTGGGCTTTGGAAAGGTCGGCCTGCTGTTTGGTGAGGGGGGGCAGGTCAACCGTGGCTCCGTCGTCCACAAACTGGCGAGCGTATGCAACCGCATCCGCCCGGCGCGCTGCCCGGTCAGGGGGTGGGGGCAGGGGTGGGCCTTTATCCGGCTCAATCAGGTTGGGAGTTTGCACCGCGCCCGGTTCAGGCGGCCCCCGCTGTACGACCGCAGCGCCTTCCGGCTGTGCTTCCGGGAGAACAGGTACTGTAGCCACAGGACTGACCACTGGCTCCGGGCTGACTGGAACAGTTTGCGCAGGTCCAGCCTGAGCAGGTACAGGTACATCGAGAGGCGGGACGGTCGAGGGGGCCTGATTTCCGGCACGAAAATCCTCCGTTTGTTTGATGTATTCTTCAATGGCGGGGCGATTGGCCCCGCGCATGTTACGGGTTTCTACGAGCCACTTGGCCTTTGCCAAGTCGTCCGCGAACTCCATCGGCTGGCCAGCTTGATCCTTCGGCGAGTACCGCCGCAGCGAGTCGGGGGCCGCAGGCTCTTGCAGGGCCTCGACAGCGCGAAGGTCAGACGCCGTGGGGACGACGCCTGAAACGGGGGAGGGCGGGGGGAGGGGGGACTCTAATGGCTCACGACGCCCGACGGCGGCTCCCACGAGGGGGGCCGTGCCCTCACCGAACCCGCCGTAGAACATGGCCTTCGCCACCTCACCGAGGCCGTTGCGGACCTGCTCATCCGCAGGGTTGATGCCGACCTTAATACCCTCCTGAATAGCCTGTTGAGCGCCCTCAGTACCTGCACCCACGGAATAGGCCCACGCAAGTTTCTTAATCAGTTTAGTGGACGCCGCAGGCCCCAGCCCGCGCGCAAGTTTCTGGAACGGGTTGATCCGCTCCATCGCCACCTGTGCAGCGGTATTACCGGCGGCGAGGGCGAGGGAGATTTCGTTGCGGGCGTCTGGCGATAGTTCGGGATGCGACTGCTTAAGGACCGAATCAAACTCATCGGCTGAGGAGCCGAGAACAGTTGTCCCGATGAGGGAGAGGGCAAGGGTGGGGTTGGCGAAGGCTGTAGCGGACTGAGCAATGGACGGGCCGACAGCGCGGGTGATACCGGCCAGCCCGTATGGGTTGTTGCGGGCTGACTCGGTGGGGCCAAAGAAATCGTCCACGCCTTGGGTAACGCCGCTTGACCTCTTTGCCGCTTCAAGGTAGGGCAGCGCATCGAAGCCGAGCACATCCGCCACCGCCCCGATGGTCCGGTATGTGGTAGAAGCACCGGCCCCGGCTATCTGCCCTAGGGCACGGGGGGCGGAGTAGGCCAGTTCCTTCGCTGTATCCACGCCCTCATCGCGCAGTGCCCCCGGAACCTCCCCGGCGAAGCCAAGAGGGTTCGTGAGCAACTCCCGTCCCCCCGCCTCCACGCGCTTCGAGAGTTCAGGGCCGAGCAATCCCTGACGAAAATCTTGGCGGACGTTCTCCGCTTCGGAGAAGAAGTTACCGGGGTTCGTGAATAGCTCTTTCGCGCCAGCCCCCAGCTTCTGCGAAAAGGAGGGTTCGGGCGGGGCGGGTGGGGTTTCTACAATGGACGCAGCAAGGCGGGAGAATGCGTTCCCCCCCGCCGTCGGAGCAGACGCATCCTCAATAGTCGCCGCCAGCCGGTCGAAGCCGTTAGCCATTCGGGATACTCCAGCCAAACGCCGTTGAAATCCGCGTGGCGCGTTCAATAACGAGCGGGTCTTTTGGCGACTTACCGAGCAGTTGCGCGACAGCTTGCAGAACTGTCAACATTTCCGCGTCCCCCATCACCTGCCCCGGTTCGGTCGGGTGCGGGATCGACCGCATTATCTGGTTGGCCATATCGGGTGTAAGGTTCGGGTTGAGCGGGACTGCGGGGGCGGGCGGGGGTGGGGGTGGAGCCGGTGCGACCGGCCCGGATGCCGCCTGCGGAATCTCCGCCATTTGCCGTATCACGTCCGCGTGCTGCTGCCGAGCCTCGTCGATCTGCTGCTGGGTGTACCCCGGATTTGGCTCACCAAACGGGGACTGCGCAACAGCCAGAAACCCTTTCAGGGCAGTAGCGGTGCGGGAGAGGTTGAACGCCGCACTGCTGTCTCCGCCCGCCTTCGGGATGAGAACCTCTTGCGGCAGCCTGCCCGTCGCCCTGTATAAGAGGCGGGCACGATCAGCCTCGCGGGGGTCTGTGAAGGTCTTGCTAATCCCTTCTTCCACGGCGGCATCGTCCGCCGCCTGCTTCGTGGCCCGGTCGGTAGCCTGCTTCTGCTCGAACGCGGACTGGCCGGACAAGCGGGCCTCCTGCTCCCGTGCGGCGGCGATGCGCGCGGCCTCCGACTGGGCCTGCCTCGCGGCGTCGGCCTGCCTCTGCTCATTAACGATACGGAGCTTGTCATACTCCAACGCCGTCCCGATAGCATTATCGCGGGCGTTCTGGATGGCCTTTTCCTGCTCCAGTGCGAACTGGCGCTGGGCTAGGTCGTTGGCCTGCTGCTGCGCGAGATCGGTACGGATGCCCTGCCCTACCCCCGCGAGACGAGCCGCTCCGAGGACGGAGCCAATGGGCGTGTAATCTATGTTGATTGCCATGAGCTACCTGTAGAGTTACTTCTTGGCGGCGGCTGCCCTGAGTTTTTCCGCATACGCCTTGGTAATAAAGCCACCCATGCCGCTATTGGCGCGGGAGTCCCACACTAGGTCAGAGTTGCCGGTGAACCCCGTCTGTGTGCCCTTCTGGAGGTCTTTGATTACGCCAGACCCCTTAGGAATGGGGTTTCCGTAGGAATCGGTTACGATCCCCGCACCCCCGGAAATGGAGGGGGGCAGGGGTGGGGTTGATCCGTTACCCGTGAAGTAGTTGTCGCCCGGCTTGGGCGTAAAGATGCTCCCACCGGAGGGCGCCGAGCCGTTGCCCGTGAAGTAGCCGCCGATTGCAGAGCTATACCCGCCATCCCCGCCCCCGCCACCGCCACCGCCACCGGAGATACCGGACGACGACGGACCCATCGAGCCACCTGAAATACCGCTGCTGCTGGGACCATAGGAGTTAGTACGAACCGGCTGCGCAGCGGCGGACGCGGCGGCAACCTGCTGTGCGAGCGCGTTTACATCGGGGCCAACGTCGTTACGCGCGAACAGCGCGTTTGAAATGCTGCTGGCGTTCTGCGTCTGCTGATTAGCTCGCAGGGTGGCGAGGCGCGAGGCCAGATCGTTCATGCCGGTATTATACACGTCGGTGTTGCCCCGCTGGAGGGCATCCATGATGGTGGTGTTGCCAATACCCCGGCTGATTGCGGACTGCGTGGTACTGCCACGCGCATTTGCCAACTGGCGTTGCAGGGCCTGCTTCTGTGCCAGCCCCGCGTTCGTGAGCGAGGCCATAGACTGAGACGCCCCCAGTTTCAGCGTACCGAGGCCCTCGGCATACCGCGACTCGTTCGCGGCCTTCGCCGCCGCTGCTGCCTTCTTCGCATCTTCGATCAAACGCTGTGCGGCCCCGGTGTCATTAGGGGTGACAGTCTGGTATCCGGTAAGTTGAGGCATGACATTTCCTTAATTTGTATTATACCACAAAAACGGCTAAACAGCAACGGCTTAGTGGGCCTAGCTTCCTTCGACGATCAACCCGTTCATGTTCGCGCGGTTCGTGCTCGTACTGGCGCTGAAATCGACACTCGTTTGGATCAGCGCCCCCGCCGTCGTATTAAGCGCCTGTGCCGCGTTGGCGATCGGCAGAACGATGGTGGTGGGGAGTAGCACGAATCCGCCGTTCGTCACCGTACCGCCTGCGCCGGTGGTAATGCAGAACAGCTCGAAGCTGATGTACCAATTTCGGTTCAGCGACGCCGACGTGATCGGTGACTGCGCACCGGTATCGACCAGTTGCGTCCCGCCGACGTACATGCGCAACTGCATCGTGGCCGCGACATCGAGTCCATATTTCCCGAATGCGGTAATGCGGCAACGCCGCCCGACCGTGAACCAGTTGGCGGGAATGGTGTACTGCTGGTTCGAGTCAAAAAAGGATTCGACAGCGGTACTGGCGATCGTGGCCGAGGCTGTACGTTTGATCTCCAGCACGCCGGACAAAGCCCGTTCCGCCAAAGCGTCCGTCACCTTGAACTGCTGGGGGGTGGCGTCGTAGAGCACGTCGCCCGCGTTCGTCAGGCTCCCGGCGGTTCGGAAGCCGTCCAGCCGCAGGCCGCCGGACTGCCGGGACAGACCCCCGCCGCTCTCGGTCTGCACCCGGATGCCGGTCGAGTCCTCCAGCGCCGGGGAGGATGCCACTTGCAGCTTCGAGAAGGTCACGTTGGCGTCTAGAATGTCCGCCGTCTTGACCTCGCTGGCCCCTATATCCTGTGATTTAATGCGCGTAGCGGGCATACGGTTTACTTCCTATAATCGGCCAGCAGCAAATCGCCGGTCTGCGGCTCATTGCCGGTTTCAAATGTGATAGTGGCGGCGGAAATCTGGTAGTCGTTGCCCGACCCGGCCTTCTGGCGGATGCCGTTGCGGTACAAGTGAACCGTGCCTGTCGTGGGCGTGTTTGCCAGAGTGAAGGTGGGGTTCGTACCGTTGACCGTGCCCGACGGGACTTCGGAGTCCACAAAGTTGCTGGTTGCCAGCCCGGTAAACGCGGCCCATTCGATGCCGAAGGTCGCGGCGGAGTTGGCGACCAGATATTCGCCGTTCGCGCCAACCGGCACGGGGCCGGGAACGGTCGAGTACCCGATCAAGTCGCCCTTGGTGGTCAGGATGCCAAGCTGCGCTGATCCGATGCCGTCGTTGGCGACGAAGATGCCGCTGGCTCCGCGACCAATGGTCGTGCCATCCACCTTGACGCGCGTTCCTGTCGAATCTTCAAGGCCGGGGTCGGTCGCCAGTAGTAACTTGGCGAACGTAACATTGGTGTCGAGAATCTTTGCGGTCGTAACCGCAGAGTCCTTGATCTGGGGGGTTGTGATTTGAGTAACGGCCATAGGAGCACCTTATGTAGAGAACACGGCACGGAGAACGTCACCGGTTTGCGGGATTGCACCGGTCAGGTAGGTAATCGTAGCACCAGATATAGTATAGTCGTTCCCGGCCCCCGCGTTTTGAAGGATGCCATTAGTGAACAACATTAGTATCACGGGCGTGGCGGACAAGGTGAACGTCGGGTTCGTACCATTGACCGTGCCAGTTGGGGTTTGACTGGTGAGGCCCGCCACGGCGGGTGCGGCCCACCCCACGCCGAGGGTGAGGGCAGAGTTGGCGGTAAGTACCGTCCCGTTCGCCCCGACGGGAATGCGGGCATGGACGGTCGAGCGCCCCAGCAAGTCCCCTTTGGTCGTAAGGATGCCTAACTCGGCGCTGCCGATGCCCCCCGCCCGCACCCGCAGTCCCGTGGAGGTTTTCTCCAGCGTCGTGCCGTTGATGGTGACGTTTAGTCCGCTAGTCAGGGATAGGCAGGGGGTGGTGGCATTCAGGAACACGGACAGACCGGAGGCAGATATCGCAAGCCCGCTGGAAGCGGGCAGCTTTATTTGCAGCGCACCGGAGTTAGTTTGCAGACCGCCGTTGGCGTCTAGCGCAAGGCCAATGGCGGAGCCGGAGTTCGTGATGGGCGGGGTAACGCCAATCACCGCCGTACCCGCCCCGTCCCGCAACCGCTGCCAGTTGCGCTGCATCCGCTTCATGGAGTTCGGGTTGCGGTCAAGCGCCATAGGCTACCGTTGCGTCCCGGCTGGAATCCAGCCGATGGTTGCTTTTTCGATTGAGAAATAGTCCCCGTCGGCGCTGTTGGAGAATCGCAGCGCGTGCCACCCGCCCCGGCAACGGTTCACCCGCGTCTGCCCTCTTCCGGCGTCAGAGTATGACGCAACGTACTCTATGGCGTCCGTACCCTCTGTAGCGGTATAGGCTGTCTTGGCCCCGCGTACCGTTACGTTCATGTTCCACACGGCAGGGTTGTCGCCGGAAGCCACCTCGCCCATGTCGATGTCCAGCCCCGTTATGATACAGTCACCTTTTGGATTTAGCATCATGGGGCCAACGAACAGTTGGCACGAGATAGGCGTGGACACTTCATCCCGGAGCGTCCGGTTCGACTGGGCGTACACCCGACCGTTGCGCCCGCCGAGGAGCAGCACGCGGTCGTCGGGGTCGTCCCCGTAGAAGGCGAGCGAGGACATCGGCCCGTGGTCATTCGGCCACTGAGTGGGCCAGAAGCCGCCGCTTCGTCCGTCTATGAACAGGTGGGTGGATGCACCTGTCGCAACCGACGTAGCGAACACCCACAGGCCGTGGCGGTCGTTGTCCCACTGGAGGTCAAAGAAGTTTGCAGACGTATTGACGACCTGAAAAAACTGCGGGTATACGCTGCGGGACACGTTCTCCGGGTCCGAGCCGGGGGTCGGCTGTAGACGGTACAAACCCCCCTGCCCAACAAACCATATAACGCCGGTATCGTCAACGGCCCAAGAACGCGCCCCGGCGATACCGACTGTGGATGTTACCAAGTCGATCGTGCCCCCGTCGGCTGGGTCGCCGTTGATAGCATAGATGCTGCGGGTCGTGCCGATGATGAGCACGTCGTCCGAGAACGGGATGAGGGCAGTGATGGGTTCACCTATCCTGCCTATTGTACCCACGTTACCGGCGAACGCCGCGCCGGGGTCGGTCTGTGCGTAGTCCCAGTCGGTCGGCGTTCCAACGCGAGCGAAAAAGAAGTTCTGGGGGTCGTCGAGGCCAGCGGCGAGGACTAGCCTGCCACGCCACATAGCGGCAAGAGTCATCTTGGTCGGGGCAGTACCGGCAGTGGCGGTATAGGTCTGGATCGAGTTTGTAATCACGTCCAGCTTTACGATCTCATCCGCCCCGTCAACAAAATAGCAATACCGGTCCAGAATAGCGGCCTCTGGGCGGGACGGGCCGGTCAGGATATCGAGTCCGCCGATTGTAATCGGCAGCCCCGTGCGCAACTGCCCCGCGTGAATGGTGCGGCCCGAAACGGCAATCAGGCTGTTAGTGGCTGTTACCTGCGTTGCGTCTCCGGTGTAGACTAGGTAAGAGTTTATGCGGGGCGTTAACCCGCCTGAGTGTGTCGTTGTAACCAGAGCGAGGCCGGTGTTCGCGGCGTGGTCCGTGACTGTTGCGGAGAACAGGAAGTCGCCGTCCATATAGATCGAATACAAATTACCGGCCACGGATACAGACAGGGTGTGCGTCCCGGTCGCAAGAACGTCCGTCGGGTAGTCGAATGACGCCACCTCTACACTGACCTCCGTTGAGGATAGCGTTACCAAGCGAACGTGGTTGGTAAAACTGGAATCGGGTATTACAACAACGAACACCCCCAAGTCGTCGGCGGAAGGGTCCGCCAGCAGGCGCGTGCCAACCGCGAACCCCCTTGATGCCTGTACGGTGGTGGGATGCCCAAAGGCAACGTCCACGCGGTAATTTGAGCCAACGGACGGGTTCGTGCGTATACTCCACACATTGGCGTCGAAGTTGGTGCTACCCAGACTATACAGTGTACCGCTGGTGACGGTGTGGGAGTTTATTATAGTAGTGTTGGTGGACCACGAAGGGAGCCACTTCACCGGAGCGGAGGAGTCCATCACGCTGCTAGCGGGTATGGTTAGCATCCGCCACCGCGCATCCGTCACGCCCCCGATATCGCGGAGTTTTGTGCCGTTCGGGTAGGCGGAGAAATCCTCGCCAAATACGAGCGCATCTGCCGTAACACTACCGGAGGTGGGGGCAGTGCTTACCTGTTTGAGCAGCCGAATAGTCTGCGAGGACGGGCCGAGGGTACGGCGTATCTCGAACCCGTCCGTGGCGGAGGGGGCGGAGGCGAGGGTCTGAGCGAGGGTGATGGTGTCCGAC